TCACTCTCGTGATGGTCATGGCTCTGTGTCCCATTGGATGATGGACTGCTCTCGTCTGACTGACTCATCAAGGATCCACTCCTCCTCGATGGCCATGATGCTGTCGATGGCTGTGTCTTGCTCTTGCGTCAGTGCTGCTGACTCGAAGTGTTCACCGTCGTCGGGTAGGCAGGCTGCTAGGTGCTCCATCCTGGCCACCATCTCCGCAAGGGAGCGGCGGATGTTGTCTGCATAGATCTGTTGTCTGATGTGATCAGGTTGGTGCTGTTGATAAGGATTCGTATCGGTCATGGTGTGTTGATAATGAATAGGATTGGATCGCGACAGATCGCGAGAGAAAGGGAGGCCAGGCACACGGCCCCGTACCGCATCCGTGCCACTCTGCCCCACCCTGCCTCACTCTGCCCCTAAGCACCCCGGGGGTACCCAAGGCCTGGAATGGCGTAGGTACCCGGGGGTGGCCCGAAGTTTTGGGGTAGGGGGGTACCCATGGGGGGTAGCTGCGGCGGCGGGAGAACGTATCTCCCTTCAGAAATTTATGCCAAAATACTCCGGTCAGGGACCACACTCCTCAGCGCCTCTAGGACGGCCCTCAAGAGCTCGAAGGATAGACTCTACCAAGACAGGGTTTTCAGCTGCCCTAGCGGCTTCTAGAGCCCTCTGAAGACGCATCTTGGTCTCATAGTCAGGCAATTGCGGCATCATAGACATTAGGGAGGTGTTGTTGGAGAAGTTGACCACAAGCTACAGCAATTCGACGATGCTCTTCCTGAGTACCGTTTCCGCTGCGAAGCTTGATGTAATGGATCCAAGAACGGATAGACCCAGCCATGTAAAGCTTAGTAGGAGTATTGAGAGGAAGAATACCTCTAGCACACTCCTTAGCCACACCATAGCTAAGCAAACGATCATACAGAACCTTAGTAGCATCATAGATGTCTTCAATCTCAGCCTGAAACTCAGACTGGATCTCTTCAGGGAGGTCATCGATACTGTTCTGTCGGTTCTTGGTATCCTGTCTCCTCAGCTCAGGTACTTCAAACTCACCAAGATCAGCAACAGCATAACGCTGACTGAACTCCTGGAAGCTGAAGCTCCTATGCCTCAGGATCTGTGGGGAGATAGCTCTGGTAGTCTCAATCTCAACTACCATATGAGCCATCTCAAACGGGCTCCAATGCCCATGCTTGATAAGGTATCTGATCAAACGATCAGCAGGGTCTCCTGGCTTAGCATCTTTGTTAGATACCCTAGCAAGATAAGCAATGAGGTCTTCAGCACCTGGTGTGACACTGATCAACCTAACACTAGCAGTCATAGTAACAGTCTAAACAGGGTGGATTGTGGCGGTATTGTATTTATGGTCTTGTGGTCTACCTAGTCTTGGGTCTCCACAGCGTTTAAGGATATAGGGTCTTCCTTTAATAAGGTTCTTCTTATTCTTCTTCTCTTTCTTGGTTCTTCTCCCCCCTATAGTCCCCCCTCTTTCGAGGTTCGGGAGAAGCGAGAAAGAGGGTTACACGGCTAAAGAAAGAAAGAAAGACCCCCGGTATTTCTCAGGGGTCTATCTCACCGCATATCCACACAAGAGGGCACCACTCCCCTTGCTTACGACCCCCCACTTTTGCTAACTCCAGTCCCACACACGGTTTTGAGAGATCTTGACATTCCTGAAGGATCTCCCCAAAACGAGGGCATCTGTAGCTTGCTTAGGGTCATTCTCAAAGGCATTCATCATGGCCTTCCACTCCTCATTCTTACGCATGGCTTGAGCCTTGTGAGCGCTCTGAGCCAACGCATCGATGAACCACTGAACACCTTGTGCTAAGGCATCGACTCTATCGTCATGCTTAACAGCCCCCTTCTCTCTGCACATACGTGACATCTGGTAGCCTAGCATGTATTCCAGACGCTTCTCAGGAGGAGCATCAGGGTTAGAAGCGTAGTCATACTCCCATACCTTTGGATCAATGATCAGCTTGTGCTGGTTCATCACGGGTTCAAGGGTCTCAATGATCCTCTCCTCCTTACGGACAGTAGCTCGGACCTCCTCCGTAGAGAAGCCAGCTCCCATCTGTTGGATGTGTCTGTTGAAGAGCTCGCAGACCATACCGTCACCAAAGTTGGACTCAACTAGAAGGCGACTAGCTCTGTACCTCTTCCCAAGACGAACAATAGAGGAGAGTGTTTCATCACTATAACCATCACGGAAAGCAGCCATGTCCCGAACAAAGACATAGCCATTAGCCTGTGAGAGGACAACAGCGACTGTCTCGTCAGTACCCCTACCAGAAGGGTCAACAGACACAATAGTCTCAGCATACTCGCAGATACCCTCGTCGATGAACATGGGCCCGTAGAAGCGGTCTCCGGGCAGTCCTACGGGGTTTAGGTCCTTGATCATATACCTAGGGTCAGCAGACCAAGCATAGCGCTCAGCACACTCCTGTCCCAGAGGGGTGACGATCAGGTCTTGGAACTTAAGGGGGAACTTCTCAGCATCAGACAGGCTGGTATCCAGCATGAACTGCAGCATGAAGTTAGAGCGCCCCATAGCGCTCTCCCGTTCCATCAGGTCTAGGTCAGAGAATCTAGAATCGGTGGGTGACCATTCATCCACTCCTTTCTCGATGTCTGCAACCAACTGGGGCGCGAGAAGCCCCTCATATTTGGAGAGGTCCTTGGGATACCTCGCGGGCCATACGAATGGCCTGTAGGAGCGCTCAGCGAGCTTCCTGTAGATGGTAAATGTCGATTGCGGAGTTCCCAGGAATAGAATCCGTGAACCTTCGTCCGGGGTAAGAATGGACTCGGCTTCAGTGACCAGCTGTAGCAGCTTCTCACGCTGCATGTCAGTAGCACTGTTTGCGGGGACTTCGACATCATCAAAGATCATTAAATGGGCACGGGAACCAGTCATCTGACCGGTGATGCCCACAGACTTCACAGAGGGAGCCTGGTGGGGCTTGGCTGGCCCTACGTCGAAGGAGATCCGCGACCAACGCTGATCGTCGCTCTTCGGGCCCAGAAAGTTTAGCCATGGTATGTCAATGATTAGTTTCTGGCAGAAGATCGAGAAGTTATCAGCCCGCTCCTTGGAAGCAGAGATAACCATGATCTTCTTATCGGGGTCATTAAAGAGGACCCACAACACGAAGGCAGCGGTAATCCAGCTCTTACCAACACCTCGGAAGGCAGAGATCTGGAGACGCTTAGGTCCGTGCTGTAGGTAATCTGCAATACAGAGTTGAGCTCTAGTTGGCTTTGGGAGGTCTAACTCTCTCCACACTAGTGTTAGGAAGACCTTGAAGTCCTCCCTTACCTTTACCTCGAGTTCTTGCGCGTTCATTACGTCTTTCTAGTGCTTGGGTACGGACACGGGGATACTTAGCTGCTGCTCTGATGTATGGGTTCATCGTTAGATCTCATTAAGGACATCATCCCCTGGTACAGGCCCAGGCAGGCCTGCCCAGATACGGGAGGGGCTATTCACAACAACCAGATACTCATCCCACTCCTCAGGGGCAACCCCCTGGAAGTTGACATGGTGTCTGTTGTCATAGGTAGGAGGGGTCAATTCGACCCCATCCTCGTCATAGGTGCCTGGAAGCGTCTGTACGGGGCCTAACTCATCGATGGCCCAATCATGCGTGTAAGCATTTAGAACGCCCTCAGAGGCCATCCCAAGGGCCTCACAGGACGTGATAAAGGTATCCCTGTCAGGGAAGCGGTAGCAATACATAGTTTAGGTAGTGAGATCTTGAAGTTCGGCGTCAGTGAGGCGGGTGGGGTAGTAGGTGAGGCGGGCGATGTGGCCGTTCAAATAACTGCCAGCTGGAGTAGACCCTAAATAAGCACTATTGGATCCTGATCGGACAAAAGTATTATTAGTCGAAGTTCCAACGATACTTCCATTGAGAGCTGAGTTAGAGTCGCCTGAAAAATAAGCACCCACAAATTGGGAAGAAACCAGTCCAGGAGAAGCAGGTAAAAAGGGGCTAGCGGAAACTACTTGCAAAGTATTTCCGGAATCATAAACTCTAAAAATATGCCTATTAACAGAATCTTTGCTTAGCCACAGTCTATCACTATTTGCTCCGTCAGAAACAAAAATATAGTACTTTTCTAGAGAGTTATTGGTTGAGTCTTCTTTAACATAAAAACTGCCCTCACTCTGGTTATACCAACTACTAAAGTTAGTCCCAGTAATACTCGCAACATCAGCAGCACGTGTTACCGATGAGCCACTGGTGGGGATGTAGGAGGTGGGGAAGGCGCCTGCTTCTAGTTGGGCTCCCCAGATGTAAAGCCCCGCGTCTGCAGCAATGCTAATAGGAGACGTATTTGTAGTATTTGTTGGATAAATATAGACTTGGTTGGTTCCAGTAGAGGTTGCCACAAGTGTACGCCTAAAACGTATCCAACCACTGCCCAGCAGCTCGACGTCTCCATCACCAGAATCAACTGTTTTTGTGGATAAGTTAATATAGCTAACCCCAGAAGCACGTTGAAACTGAATCGCTAGATAGTTTGCATCACTACTTGGCTTGTACTTTGCGTAAATTGTAAAGGAATATGAAGCATTAAGTGTAACTGATGGGGTCGCTCCTGTTGTTTCTATGCGAGCATATGTTGAACCACCAGGATGCTGTAATTCATCAGCAGTTGTATTGCCATCTGGAGATACTACGGCATTGGGAACGATGGCAGCACTGTTGCGTTTGAACCAGTAAGTATCATTAAATTCTTCACTACGTTGTAGCAAATTCTCCCTACTCTCCTCCACCAACAACCCAAGACTTGCATTCGTCACTGGATCGTGGTCAAAACGGGGTGCATCAATAGCAGCAGTTTGGATAACACCGTTGCTATCAACATACGTACCAGTCGAAGCCCGTGTGAAGGTGACTAGGTTATTGCTGCTGACGTCATCCACCAACGTCTTATTAACAGCGAAGTTGAGGTCTAATGCAGCACCACCAACCTCTACTACAGAACCAGTCACAGGGAATACAGTGACGTTCGAGCCTTGGTCAGTAGCAACCACATTGAAGCTAGTTGTACCTACCACCGTGGGAGCGGTGTTATAGGTTACGACACCACCCGTAGAGATGCTGAACAGACCAGCGTCAGTACCAGATAGACTCCACGTAACGGTCTCATTAGCCGTATAGCTGGCCACAACTACAGAGCCAATGTCGGTAGATGGGGTAGCATTACCAGTGATGATAGCTGGAGTGACATCGTTGACAGTAACAGTTACAGCACGGGTACCTACATTGGATCTACCATCAGTACCAACGACATTAAAGCTGTAGGAACCAAAGACACCCCCACCAGTGAATGTAACCACTCCACCTGATGTAATCGCGAAGCTAGCAGCATCAGTACCAGACAGGCTCCACGTAACGGTCTCATTGGCTGTATAGG